TACACTGCCTACCCCTAACTATTAGGAAGACCCCCCTTAGAGGGACCCATACCTCCCCCTTCATTTTCTAGACTTACACTGCCTACCCCTAACTATTAGGAAGACCCCCCTTAGAGGGACCCATACCTCCCCTTTACGTGGCTATATGTATTCTGCTACGCAGAGCTTCTGCTCCTACAAGCGGATGCTGCAAACCATGTCGATTATTAAGCTAACCCCGTCAGAAGAGTTTCCGTTGCCTTTCAGCACGGACGACGAGGAGCCAAAGACTTTCCCCGAAGAAGTGGCGGTTGCGGCAAACACCGCAGAACTGCTGGAAGAACTTGGTGCACCGCTGGAGGTGGACCCGACTACGCTTGAGCAAGAGAAGGCGCTTATTGACGCCGTGGCTCGTAAGCACGAGCGAGAACCCCTGAAAAACTACGGCACCGCACTGGCGGCGAGCGGGTTCCTAAGAAACTATGGGCATAATCTGGCCTTCGATGTCGGCCAAGTGCGCGCTGCTCTGACTAATAAGCTGCTGGAGATTGCCTGCTGCGGTGACGTCAAGGCGGAGCTTAGGGCTATTGAGCTACTAGGAAAGCATAGCGACATCAGCCTGTTCACGCAGCGAAGCGAGATCAACATCAACTACAACAGTCCAGAGGCTCTGGAGTCAGCGATTAAGGAGCGGGTCAAGCGCCTGCTGAACGCCGACGTGATCGACGTCACTCCGCTGGGGGTGGACTTGGACGAGGAGCTGGGCGTTTACGAGCGGCAACTCCCAAACCAAGAAGACGAGACGTCGGAATAACCCGTGGCTAAGCGTGGGCGTCCAAATATGAAGGTGCTGGGAGAGATCAGCCTAGCTGATATCCCTAAAATCCTACCGTCACTGCCTGTCCACGAGCAGGAAGTACTGCTGGCTGAACTCGACAAGCTTGCTGAGCTTCGTGGGCGGCAGGTTATGCAGGACAAGTTCCTCGGGTTCGTCAAAGAGGTCTGGCCTACGTTTATCGCCGGTCGACACCACGCCAAGATGGCCGATGCGTTCGAGCGCGTGGCTAGGGGTGAGCTTAAGCGGTTAATCATAAACATGCCGCCTAGGCATCGTATTGATATTAAAGAAGAAATCCCGACTACTACCGGGTTTCGCACGGTGGAGGATATACAGCCTGGGGAGTATGTGTTCGCGCCCTCGGGTGCGCCGGTACTCGTTACCGGTAAGTCTGCTGTGTACGAAGAGCGTCTGTACGAGGTACGCACCAGTGATGGGCAAACACTGCGTTGCGATGGAGAGCACCTGTGGACTGTGCGGTTTGGCTCTAACGACAAACCGTTTGTAACACTGTCTACCCAAGATATCTTGCACAAGCTGGAGACTGAGAGTTGGCGCAAACACGGCAATTTACCGCTACTACCCAACCTTTCCCCACTCCAATATCCCGAGCGCCTTCTCCCTATTAACCCCTACGTGCTCGGCGTGTGGCTGGGCGATGGAAGTTCCTACGGGGCTAGTATTGGGTGTTCCTACGCCGACATGCCCGCGATGCGGGCACAGGTTGAGTCTTGCGGGTACGAGACTACCCACAATCCGAAGTTTCAGCAGTTTACCGTCCTCGGGCTCCACGCTCAGCTTAGGGAAGCTAACCTCCTCAAGAACAAACATGTCCCGGAAGTATACCTCTGCGCTTCGGTAGAACAGCGTATGGCTCTTTTGCAGGGACTTATTGACACAGACGGAGGTGTTACGAAGGAAGGCAAGGTTACTTTCAACAGTAGTAACGAGAAGCTCGTCGACTCTGTTCTCTGTCTACTCCACGGGTTGGGGGTTAAGGCGCGGAAGACCTATCGGCAGACGAGCTACAAGGGGAAACCGAGCCAGCCGTCGTTCCGGGTTATGTTCAAGCTGGCTGGTGCCGCGCGGCTACCGCGTAAGGCTGAACGCTGTCGCGCTACGGAGGGTAACTGGGCGCGTAGTATAGATGTAAGGCGTCTGGATGGTGTTGCGGCTGTTCAGTGCCTTCAGGTAGCCAACGAAGACGGACTATTCGTCGCGGGCCGTGGGTGCTTGGTCACACATAATACCAAGTCGGAGTTCGCCTCTTACCTCCTCCCTGCGTGGTTCTTGGGTAAGTACCCACATAAGAAGATTATCCAGTGCTCACACACGGCGGAACTGGCGGTCGGCTTTGGCCGTAAGGTGCGTAACTTGGTGGACACGGACACCTACCACCGCATCTTTCCTGATCTGAACTTGGCTACCGACTCTAAAGCGGCGGGCCGCTGGAACACAAACAAGGGCGGGGACTACTTCGCCATCGGTGTCGGCGGTGCGGTGACGGGTAAAGGGGCCGATCTGCTCATCATCGACGACCCGCACAGTGAACAAGAGGCCGCTCTGGCCGAAGTAAACCCCGATATCTACGACAAGACCTACGAGTGGTACACGTCGGGACCCCGTCAGCGCCTGCAACCGGGTGGCGCTATCGTAATAGTTATGACTCGATGGTCGAGGAGAGATTTAAGTGGCCAGATTCTCAAGGATGCGACCCAAAACGACAGCCTTGGCGAGTGGGAAGTCATTGAGTTTCCGGCGATTTTGCCGTCCGGAGCCCCGCTGTGGCCTGAGTTCTGGAGTATTGAAGAACTAAATAAAGTAAAACGAGACGTTCCTAATAGTAAATGGCAAGCACAGTACCAGCAAAACCCCATCAGCGAGAGTGCGGCTATAGTAAAGCGCGAGTGGTGGCGGGAGTGGAACAGCGACGTGCCCCCGAGGTGCGATTTCATCCTCCAAAGCTGGGATACGGCCTTCGAGAAGAGCCAACGTGCCGACTATTCGGCGTGTACTACGTGGGGAGTCTTCTACAAACCGGACGAATCTGGGGCAGATCAGGCCAATCTTATCCTCTTGAACGCATTCCGGGACCGCATGGAGTTCCCGGAACTGAAAAAACTTGCCCTTGAGGAGTACCAAGAGTGGCAACCGGACGGTGTCATCATCGAAAAGAAGGCTTCCGGGGCTCCGCTCATCTACGAACTGCGGTCTATGGGCGTCCCTGTGCAGGAATTCACCCCGACGAGGGGTAATGACAAGATTTCGCGCCTAAACGCGGTCGCGGACGTCTTTGCGTCGGGAAGAGTATGGGCTCCGCCCACCAGATGGGCCGAAGAAGTCATAGATGAAGTGGCTTCTTTCCCTTCTGGACAAAACGACGACTACGTTGACTCTGTTTCTATGGCTTTACACAGGTTCCGCAGGGGTGGGTATATCAGCACCAACCTCGACGAGCCTGATGAACGCGTGTATTTCAAGTCTAAGCGGGCTCAAGGGTATTATTGATGGTTACTCAGTCTCATCGTGGCCGTAACGAGTTGTTGCCGCGCCTCACCGCACAAGTGGGCGACGAAGGACTTGCACGCGCCCTACTTATTAAACGTGGGGACATGACTAAGAGCGGTAAACTCACCGCAAAAGGCCGCAAACGAGACTCAATGACCGCTAAAGAGCGCGCTGTAGACCGGGCTGCTAAAGCCAGCAATAAGCCCAAGGGTGCTTATACCTACAATGCGCGTTCTAACCGGGCTGTTCTCAAAGGAAAAAAGTAATGGCCATCGACAAGTCGCTTAGCCAAGCGCCTCTTGGGTTGAATCCGGACGATTTTACTTCGGATGAGCCCGCTATTGAGATCGAAATCGTCGAAGATGAGGGCGATGACGGCGGTAGTGTCGAGTACGAGGAGTACGGCGACGCTGAAGAAGGCGACTTCAACGAGAACCTAGCGGAATCGCTTGAGGACAGCCTGCTGACCGAGATCGCGTCCGATTTGCTGAGCGAATACGAGGAGGACGTCTCCTCCCGTAAGGACTGGATGCAGACTTATGTCGACGGGCTGGAGCTTCTGGGCCTGAAAATCGAAGATCGCACCGAGCCGTGGCCGGGGGCCTGTGGCGTCTATCACCCGCTCCTCTCCGAAGCCCTCGTCAAGTTCCAAGCTGAGACGATGATGGAGACGTTCCCGGCTCAGGGGCCGGTGCGTACGCAGATCATCGGTAAAGAGACGCCTGAGAAGCGCGACGCAGCCACGCGCGTGCAGGACGATATGAACTACCAGCTGACTGAGCGGATGGTGGAGTATCGCCCCGAGCATGAGCGGATGCTGTGGGGTCTGGGGCTGTCGGGGAACGCCTTTAAGAAGGTCTACTTCGATCCTAACCTTGATCGCCAAGTGGCGATGTACGTCCCCGCTGAAGACGTCGTGGTGCCCTATGGGGCCTCTAACCTAGAGACGTCGGAACGCGTGACTCACGTCATGCGTAAGACCCCCAACGAGGTGCGAAAGCTCCAAGTGTCGGGGTTTTATCGTGAGGTGGACCTGCCTGAGCCCACCGACACGCTTGACGACGTCGAGAAGAAAATCGCCGAGAAGATGGGCTTTAGGGCCACGACTGACGAGCGATACAAGCTTCTTGAGATGCACGTCGACCTTGTTCTTGTACGCGATAAGTACGCCAAGGAAGAGGCTGAAGTCGGTGTGGCGCTGCCCTATGTGGTGACGCTGGATAAGAACAGCCAAACGGTTCTGTCGATCCGCCGCAACTGGGACCCGGAAGACAAGAACAAGGCCAAGCGCAATCACTTCGTGCACTACGCCTATGTGCCGGGGTTTGGCTTCTATGCCTTCGGCCTGATCCACCTCATCGGGGCTTTCGCCAAGTCGGGCACCAGTCTGATCCGTCAGCTGGTGGACGCGGGCACGCTGAGCAACCTGCCGGGCGGCTTCAAGACGCGTGGCCTGCGGGTGAAGGGTGATGACACCCCCATCGCTCCGGCTGAGTGGCGAGACGTCGACGTCGCGTCGGGTACGATGCGCGATAACATCATGCCGCTCCCGTATAAGGAGCCGTCGCAGACCCTGTTTGCTCTTCTCCAGAATATCGTGGACGAGGGCCGCAAGTTTGCTGGCGCGGCGGACCTGCAAGTGTCGGATATGTCGGCCCAAGCGCCGGTCGGCACCACGCTGGCTATCCTTGAGCGCACCCTGAAGCTTATGTCGGCGGTGCAGTCGCGCATCCACTACTCAATGCGCCAAGAGTTCCGACTGCTGAAGGGCATCATCGCTGCCTACGCCCCGGCGGAATACTCTTACGAGCCCGAAGAGGGCTCTCGCATGGCCCGTCGTAGTGACTACGATGCGGTGGATGTGATCCCCGTCTCCGATCCCAACGCCGCCACTATGGCGCAGAAAATCGTCCAGTATCAGGCGGTTATCCAGCTCGCGCAGGGCGCTCCTCAAATCTACGACCTGCCGCACCTGCACCGTCAGATGCTGGAGGTTCTGGGTATTAAGAATGCCGACAAGCTAGTCCCGCTGAAGGGCGGCGACGACATGAAGCCGCGCGATCCGGTGTCCGAGAACATGGATATTATGAATGGCAAGCCGGTCAAAGCCTTCATCGAACAGGACCACCAAGCCCACCTCACGGTCCACCTGAGCGCGATCCAAGACCCCAAACTGGCTCAGCTTATGGGGCAAAACCCCAACGCTCAGTCCATGATGGCTGCCGCCATGGCCCACGTGCAGGAGCACTTGGCGTTCGAGTATCGGCGTCAGATCGAAGAACAGGCTGGTGTCCCGCTGCCTCCGCCGGGGGCTGAGATGTCGCCGCAAACCGAAGTGGCTATCTCACAGCTGGCGGCAGCCGCCGCTCAGCAACTCCTCCAGAAGAACCAAGCTGAGGCAGCGCAGCAACAGGCGCAGCAAGCGGCACAAGACCCTGTTGTCCAAATGCAACAGCAAGAGCTGCAAATCAAAGCCAAGGAGGTCGAGCTTAAGGAGAAGAAGCTCATGATCGACGCGGCTGCGACGAACGACAAGATCGACGTCGAGAAGGAACGCATCGCCGCCCAAGAGCGGATCGCGGGCCTACAGGTTGGGGCCAGGGTCGCCACCGACAAGGCTGGCCTGTCGGCCAAGCAAGAACTCGAAGGGCTGCGGATCGGTGTTCAGATCGCCAAGGAGAGCCAACAAGGCGCTCAGGGGCAGGAAGCTCACCAGATGCAGATGGCGCAAGCCATAAAGGAGCTACAAGCCCCACCCGAAGAAACAGAAGAACCCACCCAAGAGGAGACTGAATGACGGATATATTGAAGTACCTGTCCAAGAAGATACAAGACGAGTTGAAGGTTATCGAAGAAGATACCGCGAAAGGAACGGCTAAAGACTTCGGTGACTACAAGTTTGCATGTGGCATTTATCGCGGGCTCCTGATGGCTAACAACATCATCATGGAGACTGCTCAACGGATGGAAAATGACGATGACTGATACAGAGGACAAGACTCTGTTGATTGCCCCCGATATTCAACGACTCGGGGAAACTACTGAACTTCCAAAGAACGACGAGCAAAAAGCAAAGCAGGTTCCGGACCCATCGGGTTATCGCATCCTGTGCGCCATCCCCGAGATCGAAATTAAGACTGAGGGTGGCATTCTAAAGTCCGATCTTACTATGCAGTACGAAGAGCTAACTACGCCTGTACTGTTTGTCATGAAGGTCGGCCCTGACGCCTACAAGGACGAGAAGCGTTTTCCTTCTGGTCCGTGGTGTAAGGAAGGCGACTTTATTCTCACCCGACCCATGGCTGGCTCCCGCGTAAAGATTCACGGGCGCGAGTTCAGGATCATCAATGACGACAGCGTTGAGGCTGTTGTCGAAGACCCGAGGGGGATTACCCGTGCTTAAAAACGGGCGTAGCCCGTACAGAGGAGAATACAATGGCTGAAAGTAAAGAGGACGACTTCGAGTACGAAGTCGAAGGCGGCGATGCTGCTGAAAAGCCGGAGATCGTCGTTGAGGACGACACTCCGGAAGAAGACCGAGGTCGAGAACCGCTCCCGAAAGAGATTGTTCAGGAGCTGGAAGCCGATGAACTCGATGACTACTCCGAGAAGGTCAAGATTCGTCTGAAGCAGATGAAGAAGGTCTGGCACGACGAGCGCCGCGAAAAGGAACGCGAAGCTCGTGAAAAGGCCGAGGCCCTCTCTGCTGCACAGCGACTGTATGAGGAGAACCAGCGGTTCAAGGAGATGCTGAGCAAGGGGCAGACTACGCTCCTGAGCAGCTTCAAGCAGAACGCTGAGTTCGAAGTGCGCGATGCTGAGCGCGCGTACAAAGAAGCCTATGAGAGCGGTGATTCCGATAAGATCATCGAAAGTCAGCGTCGCTTGTCGGAAGCTACTTATAAGCTCCATCAAGTAAACAACTACCAACCCACTTTACAGACTACAGATAACGATGTACCCAGAGAGGAACCGGTAGTTCAGGCTCCTCGGTTGGACCCTAAAACTGTTGCGTGGCAAGAGCGCAATACGTGGTGGGGCTCTGATGCGGAGATGACTGCTTCGGCGCTTGGGCTTCACCAGAAGCTCATAAATGAACGTGGCCCCGGATACGTGGGCACCGACGAATACTGGGCAACCATCGACAAAACGATGCGTCGCCGGTTCCCCGAGTACTTCGGGGAAGAAGAAGTGGTTACCAAGCCGCCTTCGCGTGAGCAGAAGGTTGCGCCAGTCGTAGCTCCAGCTTCACGTAGCCGATCCCCCAAAAAGATCGTGCTCAGCCGCACCCAACTCACAATCGCACAACGACTTGGGCTGACCCCTGAGCAATATGCTCGTGAAGTCGCCAAGATGGGAGAATGAAGATGACTGGACAACCGCTCGACGAATTTGAAGGTAGCCTCGGCACCGACCGCGCCCCGCGTAAGACGCGTGCTCAATCCGAACGCCCCAAGGTCTGGCAGCCTGCTTCAATGCTGCCGGAACCGGACAAGCAACCGGGTTACACGTATCGTTGGGTTCGTGTTGCTACTCTGAACCAGAACGACCCCCGCAATATTTCCGCTAAGCTGCGGGAAGGCTGGGAACCCGTCCGGATCGAAGAGCAACCGCAATTCAGGGCGATGGTCGACCCCAATAGCCGCTTCAAGGACAACATCGAAGTCGCTGGGTTGCTGCTCTGCAAGGCCCCCCGAGAACTGATGCTTCAGCGCAAGGAATACTTTGCCAAGAAGAATCAGGCTCAAATGGAGTCTGTCGACAACAACTTTATGCGAGAAAACGACTCTCGTATGCCGCTCTTCCGGGAACGGCGCTCTACGACGTCGTTTGGTTCTGGCAGATAAACTAGGAGCTAATCATGGCATATCCCTCCGTGACCAGCCCTTATGGGCTCGTTCCGATCAATCTGATCGGCGGTCAGGTCTTTGCCGGTTCCACCCGACTGCTGCCGATTGCCACCAACTCCTCGACCGCCATCTACTACGGTGACGTCGTGAAGCTGCTGGCGGGCGGTACGGTGGGTAAGGATACCGGTACGGACGCGGCCACCCCGGTCGGCGTTTTCCTCGGGTGCACCTATACGGACCCGACGTACGGCAAGACTTTCCGGCAGTATTACCCCGGCACGACCAACATCAGCGACATTCAAGCCTATGTGCTGGATGACCCGGATGCTCTGTTCAAGGTCGCGGTGTGCGCTGGCACCAACTCGAACACCATCAGCTATGTCACTCAGGCGGTTGTGGGTTCGAACCTGAAGCTGGCGAACGGTGCGAATAACACCGGCTCGACCACCACGGGCAACTCGAAGGTTGGCGTTGATTCGACCGAAGGCACTACTTCGACTTGGCCGATCCGCGTCGTGGATGTTGTCCCTGCTACCGCTACCGCTGGTAACCCCGGTTCCTATACCGAGGTCATCGTGAAGTGGAATCAGGGTATGCACCAATACCTCAACCCCACTGGCCTCGCGTAAGGAGACTGAACAATGGCTATTTCACGCGCACAACTCCTTAAGGAGCTTCTGCCGGGTCTGAACGCCCTGTTCGGCCTCGAATATGCTCGCTACGGCGAAGAGCATAAGGAGATTTTCGACACCGAAACCTCCGAGCGTTCCTTCGAAGAAGAAACCAAGCTGTCGGGCTTCTCGGCTGCTCCGGTTAAGAACGAAGGTAGCGCCATCGCCTACGACAACGCGCAGGAAGTCTTCACTGCTCGCTATAACCACGAGACGATTGCCCTCGGGTTCTCGCTCACGGAAGAAGCGATTGAAGATAACCTCTACGACTCGCTGTCGTCCCGCTACACCAAGGCGCTTGCTCGCGCCATGGCGTACACCAAGCAGACCAAGGCTGCTGCGGTCCTGAACAACGGCTTCGACACCGACTACCCCGGTGGCGACGGTCAACCGCTGTTCTCGGCCTCGCACCCGCTGGTGTCTGGTGGAACCAACTCGAACATCCCCCAAACCCCGGCTGACCTGAACGAAACGTCGCTTGAAGCGGCTGTCATTCAGATCGCTGGCTGGACGGATGAACGTGGCCTGCTGATCGCGGCTAAGCCGCGTAAGCTGGTGGTCCCGCCGAGCCTGATGTTCGTTGCCACTCGTCTGCTTGAAACCGAACTGCGCGTTTCGACTGCCGACAACGACATCAATGCGCTGAAGACCAACGGTTCGATCCCGGAAGGTTACACCGTTAACCACTTCCTGACCGACACCGACGCTTGGTTCCTGACCACCGATGTTCCGAATGGTCTGAAGCACTTCGTCCGTACCCCGATGCAAAACTCAATGGATGGAGACTTCGAGACCGGTAACGTTCGCTACAAGGCGCGCGAAAGGTACTCGTTCGGTTGGTCTGATGCCCTCGGGATGTACGGCTCGGAAGGCGCACCGTAAAAAACCTAGGGAAATCAAGGTTTTAGGGAAACCCCCGGAGAAATCCGGGGGTTTCTTTTTGCGCGGTTGACCAGAACTCTCGTTCCCAGTAATTAAGTCTCTTAGGAGGCTGTTATGGACACGGAATATCCAACTTCGCGCGAAGAAGCTAAGCGCATTGGCGCTAAGTATTATTTTACGGGAGTCCCTTGTAAGCACGGGCATATCGCGCTGCGCAAAACAAAAGGTAACTGCGTGGGCTGTATGCAGGAAGAATGGCGTACGCAGGCAGAGACACGCAGGGAATATTTTAAGGAGTATGCCGCTAGGTCGGAGGTAAAAAACCGGCAGCACGATTGGTATTTACGTAACCGTGAAGCTGTTGTTGCTAGGGCAAGTACAACGCCAAAAGAAAAACGGCGAGAGTACCAAAACACATGGAAACAAAAGAATATTGATAAAGTGCGTGCAGACACGAAATCACGCAGGAGGAAGCATAGATTAGCTACCCCATCTTGGTTGACTCACAAGCATAAGGCACAGATGCGAGAGTTGTACCGTATAGCTATCCATATGACTAGGATAAGCGGGGAACAGTATGTTGTGGACCACATCGTCCCGCTGCGCTCGGAAACGGTTTGCGGTTTACACGTCCCGTGGAACTTGCGGGTTATTACGCAGGAGGAAAACCTTATGAAATCGAACCGAGTTGCTACCGACATACCGGTGGCGTTTCCTGATGGTTTCGGCGGGGAATGATCTTCCCTTTTTCTTTGCTCCGTGTATACAAAGACGGTCTAGGAATATTTACCCATACAGGCTGACCTAGCAGACGTAGTAGAGACTGTGTGGGGGTGAGCTACTACTCGGAGAAACACCATGGGTAACACTACCTTTTCGGGTCCCGTTCGTTCGCAGAACGGTTTTCAGTCTATCACCGTTAACGCCACTACCGGCGAAGTGACCACCGACGCTACGTTTGGCGCCGCTACTTCGGTGACCTCGGTCGCCGCGACTGGCGCTGTGACTGGCGCTACGCTTGCTGCTACCGGCACTGTGACCGCTAAGAGTGGTTCGGCGCTTACCGCTGGTGGCGCGGCGATGTTCGTTGGCACCAATACCGCGAACAGCATGGGCATTTACTTCGGTTCGGGTGCTCCGACTGTCTCGGCTGCCAAGGGCTCGCTTTATCTCCGTAGCGATGGCAGCGGTACTGGGGATCGCGCCTATGTGAACACGAACGGCACCACTGGCTGGGCTGCTATCACCACGGCTTCGTAAGCTAGGTGATTCATGCAAGTCGAGCGCAGCTACGACATGGCCGGGAAGAGTGTATTCGTAGCTCTTCCCGCCTACGACTTTAAGGTATCGCTGAAGTTAGCGGTGTCCCTCGCTCGGTTCGCGCAAATGGCCGCGCAGCACGGGATTTCTCTTCAGATCGGCAGCATCTGCGGCTGCTCTGTGGTGTCCCGTGCTCGTAACCTGCTCGCGCAGGATATGCTTGATTCCGAGTGCGACTACCTGCTGTTCATCGACAGCGACATCAACTTCGAGCCGGAGCACGTGCTTCGGCTTATGGCTTGGGCTCAGGACCCCAAGAAGGGCATCGTGGCCGCTGTGCCGCGCACCCGCAGCGAAACCAAGAACTACATCGCCACCTTGGACTACGACGAGAACGGCGACCTGACCATGAACGGTATGGGTCTGGTCCGTGCCGCCCGCGTGGCTACGGCCTTTATGCTGGTGCGTCGGGAAGTCTTCGTTGAGCTAGATAAAGCTCACCCTGAGTGGCGCTACTTCGACGCGCGGTCCAACCGCACACTGCCTTGCCTGTTCGACTTCCAGCTGACGGAAGAAGGCTACATGGGCGAGGACTTCCTGTTCTGTGATCGCGTGCGTGAGCACGGCTTCGAAGTCTGGGTCGACCCTTCCATCTCGTTGGGTCACATGGGCGTGCAGGAATACACCGGCAACTACGGCAACGACGTGCTTTATCCGATGGTTGCCCCACCGCAGAAGGATGTTGCGTGATGGCTGATAAGGCTGACCTCAAACAAGACAAGAAGATGATCGGCGCGGCTTCGTTCGGGTGGCTCAGCGTCTTCTCGTGCTGACGGCATCGCCCGTAAGGGCAAGACTCGTGGTAAGTTTGTCTAATAACTATGGTCGCGTAAGGAGGGCATCATGGCTTTTGATCGTATCTACGGCCCCTACCAAACGGCGGGCATCAAGATCACTACTGCGGGTAAGTCTACCGTCAATAACCCGGACGGCACGGACGCCTACGCGCAGACAGTTTCGCTTCTCGGGGTTGATGGGGCTACCATCGCCACTAACGCTAACCCTGTCCCAACTCGACTTGGTACGGCGTCGACTCCTTCAATCGTTTCCGGCGCTCCGGCGGATGTCGCTGTTAGCATTACGCGCCCTAATGATACGAGTGCTTATACAGCGGGCGACGTCGTTGGATCGGCCACCGGATCGACGGCGGCTCTGACCTTTGCGTCTATGGGCGCGAGTGCGGCAGGGATTATGATTACCGGCTGCGAGCTGGAGATTGATATTTCGGCTGTGCCTTCAGGTATGACCAGCTTCACGCTGTATCTCTATAACGTGACGCCACCGAGTGCCTACGGGGATAATGCGGCGTGGGACCTTCCAAGTGGGGATAGGGCCAGCTTCCTTGGGTCGATCTCGCTG